TCTGTTGCCGTAAAAACTTCTGACCCTGGCGGTGGGTTAGCGTTACTGCTAACTGCGTTTAAGCGATAGATTAGGTAGTGAGATATTGGCAGCGAGTTTGGTTGATTAACCGTTGACCAAGTCAGAGTTACGGAATTTTGTACTACACTAAAATTGACCGTTGGGGTTAGTGGTGGGTTAACTAAAAACTGAAAGTTGGCTGCGGACTCGGAGTAATTCCCACTGGTGTCTAGCGCTTTAATCCAGTAGTTGATTGTTTGGGTTGGCGTAGGTACTTCTAGCGAAGTTGTTATGCCTTGCCAGTAATACGTGGCGGTTTCCCATGAGGTCCCGCCTACCCGTATCTCGTAGTTATACAAATCCAAGTCCGGGACTGCATCCCATTTAAGCGTGTACACCATGTTAGTCTACCCGTAAATTAAAAACGTTTTGCGGTTTAGTGGTTTTACCAAGTGCGGTTATGCTTGTAGTAGCTGGCTCTCGGGATATTCTGTTGAAGACAGTTTGTGCATACACTTCTACATTAAAAATTCCCGGCGTTTGGTCTAAAATCTCAAAGTTGTTGCTAAACGCGGTTGCCTCGTTCCAGTTGCCCAAATCTTTGCGCCAACGAACTAAGAAGCTAGAAGCTGTTGGTTCACTAACCCAGTTAGCTGCAATTTTAAGCCGCACTTCGGACTGGTACCGGTATAGTGTTTCTGATAAAACTAGTCCGGTTGGTGTTGGTGGTGGGCTGGTTAGAACCGAGATAACCCGGGATTGCAGGGTAAGACCAAGTTCTATCTCCGCAAACTTGTTTTGGTTGTAAGCCAGACACAAACAATCAAACAAGATGCCATCGGTCTCCGTTACGGTCAGCACACGGAACAGTTGAGAGTTCCGCCCGGTCCATTCAATTAACCAAACACTGTTTGGGTTTGGTGCTACGCTAAACGCACTACTAACTTGCACGGTACTGCCCGACCCACTGGATATATTCCGAGTCTCCACAGACCCGCTTGGCAGCACTACTGATATCTTGGGGCTGCTACCCCACGCTGGAACTAACTGGTCCAACACAATTTGAGTAGTAGTGGCAGAAGCGATTTTACCCCCCACCCGCACTGCTGACCGCACTGGGTCAGCAATGGCTACTACCATGCCCGGTCTAAGAATTATACCCGCTTCTACACTAACTTGAAAGCTAACCGTTTCTGTTTCGGTTTGCTCCGTGAGCAGCATCCAACGTCCAAACCGGTTAGCTTGTCCCCGGCTTGTAGTGCCAACCGCTTTGATTTGTTTGGTGATAACACCGTATCGCGCTATAGCGTCGTAGTCTTCCACGTATTCGTAGTCGGCTTCTTGTGTGACCAAATTGAGCCACTCAACTATAGCCACAGTTGCCCGGGACTTTAAACTAGAACCCGAATAGGTAAAATTACCGTTTACTACGTTAGACGTGTTGAGCAAATAAGTCGGGTCTTTGGGGCTGTCTTGCGAGATAGCTAGTGTGCCAGATTGCCAGTAAGACAAAGCACGAAAAGCGCTTAATAACTCACTAATCAAGTTGTACGCAGATTCACCCGAGTTGATATTGATGTTTAGACTAAACCGGGGTTCCTGCCCACCAAACCCATTCGGGACCAAAGCTGAGCAGTACTGGGAAACTTGGTAAAAACTCCATTTGTCCAGTTGAGTGGCTGGTAAAAACTCACCCAGCCCGTAGCGTTTAGAAGTCAACAAATCCCACAAACACCACGCCGGGTCAGAAGTCCACTGAGCTGCCTGGAAGCCGCCATTCCAAACCCCGCTATAAATTAACCGCCCAGTCACTGTGTCTACCGTTGCGTTGTTTGGTATAACTACTTTTATTCCACGAATCAAGTAGCTACGGTTTGGGATTTGATTAAACTGGCGGGCATCTATTTTAAAGCCAATTAATGCACTATGGGGATATTGGAAGCGGGTGTATATTATTTCAGTGAAAGATAGCCACTGCGTGGCATTTTGGAGTTTCATAGAAGTAGAGTCATCTGTTATTCGCCGGACTCGAATATTAACCGGGAAATTCCCGCCCAAAAAAACTTCATAACTTTTTTGATATAAACTACTAGCTTTGCCACTAATGGTATTATTTACTACTTGTTGATAGCTGCCACCATTGTATTGAACTTCAATCGCAATTTGCACAGAAGTCCCGTTCACATCGCCATTATCTGATTGTGAAAATAAAGCGGGTACGCCAATTGTGACCCGTACAGCATTAACATTATTGTCTGTTATACTGCGCACTATGGGTAAATCTTTTTTAATTTCTACCCCAACCGCATTAAAACTTTCTGTACCACTACCAAAATAACTCGGCAAGTTTAAGTGTGAAAATTCTCCCCACTGCCAAAATATTGTGGGTGGGACAAAATTATAAGCCCCATTAGCTGATCTTATTGGTGTTTTGTCAAGATAGATACTTTTGTAAGCGTTATTATTTGCCGTTCCATCTTTTAACCCGTGGATAACACCCTCGCTCAGTAAATCTATGCCAACAAGATATGTAGTTGAGCGCAAAGTATCAGTCGCTTCTACTGGTGTGTGTTGTTGACCACCGCCACCACCGCCACCACCACTACCACTAATTTTCATAATTATACCCCCACGTCTTCCGTTTTTAATCCAGCTGAAATCAAAACACTACCTACTAAAATTTCCCCGTACACAATTGGCACTGGTACCCCTTGCCTTGATGTATTTACAATACCGCTGAAGCTGTAAGATTCGCGTCTGGGGTCATCTACTGTCTGTGGCTTTGGCATTGGCGTAAGCAGTTGTGATATTCCGCCAAGTACTAACGATGCCCCAAGTCCACCAAGTATGCTTGCACCAGTTGCCCCTAAAAAACCAGCTGCGCCGCCAGTAGCTATCACTAAACCAATTAATGCAAGACCACCCAAAACATTTAAAACCCCGTCACCGCGCCCAGAGATTGCGGGCGCAAAATTGATTACCGTCTTAACCCCAACTGGGTGACCCAGTTCATTTAATTGAAGTGAAATAATCTCCGGGGATTGGGTCCAGATTTTAAAATACTTATCTGGCTGCCCAATTTCTTGTTCAAGCCCGGGGAAGTTAACTATTAAAAACTTGATGGCTTCTAATGGGCTTTTGACTTCTATGTCAAAATTGACAAAACCACAAAATTTTCTTAGCCAGCCATATAGTTTAAGCGTTATCATAGTATCTTAGAGCTGAATGTGTTACACGTTGCCAATAATCATTATAAATGTCACGAGACGAAAGACGACCGCTTAAATGGTGTAGTATTTGATTGTCTCCAATGTAAACAGCACCATGGTTTGGCTTTTGAGAAGTGCCAATGCACATAAGTAAAAGGTCTCCGTACCGAATAGAATTTTTGTCAACCTCTTTAAAACCGAAACCAATTAAGTCTGAGTACAGGGATGGATTAGATTCCCATAATGCTGGATTAGTTGGTGGACAAACGTATGGGAAAGTTAAGTCGTACTCTAATTTGTACCAATCGCGAAGTAACTGCACGCAATTCAAAACCCCATAAGAATATTCTCGCCCAACCAACGGTGCTTGGTACCCACTCGGTTTAATCTGCACCCAAGTCTCCAAATCCGGGTTGCAAATTACCCAGCAGAGTTTAGTCGTTTCGCAACTAACCTTGTCTGCCTGGCTGGGATTAGCCGCAGTTTTGGGGTGACTGTGGAACACCCCCACAACTTCCCCCATTGATTCTACTCTGGCGTAATCTTGTGGGTCTAAGATAAAATGGTTTAAGCCAGAGGACAGATTTTTGCACGGGTAGTATCGTTGCCGTCCCCTGACAATAGCGATTAAACCACAGGCTTCAGCTGGACTTGCGTTACGCGCATGCTCCAACATTTCCGGTTTAAGCGACTCTATGTCCAACACTATTGATAACCCCCCACGCCCGGAAACGAACCAAACCGTAAGTCTTGAGCTGAAAACCGTAGTTTACAGCTGCTTACACGTTTCCCGCAGACATCCTGAGCCAGCGTCGTCACTAGCTGATCTGCTTTATTCCAGTAGTTAGTACCGTTATAACCGCACGTATCTGGGTCTCGATATTGCCACTGGCAAGCATTGGCTAAAACTTGCCGCTTGGGCAATCTGACCCCAGCTAAATCGAACGGGGAAGTTAACTCAAATTCGACTAAATCCCGGTTCTCTAGCGACTTGCGGTCAAAGTAGTAAACCTCCTGCGGGAACTCCGCAGTAGGGTCAGGTGTGCCAAACGGATTTGTGTTGTTGTCAAAATTGGCCCCATCTAAAAATCTGGCTAGTGTGCGCCGCCGCACCAATTTCGCAGCGGCTAGGTCATTCCCAGGGTTAAACAAGTTGATTAGAACCAAATACCCAGAAATTAACCCAGTCAAGTTAGAAATCCGAACTACTGGACGTGGTAAACTTCCCTGTCCGTTGTAGTCAAACCCACTGGCTTCTATTGGCATTTTTAAGTAAGAAACCCCAGCCCAAATAATGTTCTGGTTTGATAATGAAGTCCCGGGGTGAAACCGTAACACTTCGTTAGTGTTGTGTAGGTTTGCGCTTAAATAGACCTCAAACAGTTCTATTATTTGGGATGGTGCTGCACTTTGCAAGTCTGATATTACCGCGTTCATACGACCACCTGTTCAAATTCTGCTGAAATAGTATTTAGATTATAAGCGTCCAATTGTCTTGTCCAACTACGGCAAATCCACTTAGCAGCAAACCCGCTTGGGGGAGTCCAGTCGAACGATTCAACGGCTTCGCGCGCGTCCAAGAAAGATTCTATTTGGTTAGCTTCTTGGTTGGACCGCGCACGGAACTGCACGGTCCAAATTTTGAGGTTAGTGTTTAAGCCAAACCGTAACCGTTGCTCATAGCCATCCCCAAACTTAATAGCACGGACTTTTGGCTCTGATTTGCGTACTGCACCAAAGTCCGCCACCCATGTAAAAGTTGCCATAACTTACAGTTTAAACTTTATGTATATAGTAACCCGCCGGGACGTTGTTGTTTAATAATTTCTGACTGAACTGCTTGGGCGATCGCACGTCCGAGTTGTTCACCCTGGGATGGGCTGCCAGACACTTGACTGCCGGATGCGTCCACGCTGACATTAACCGTGAAGTTGCCGCCGCCACTGCCACCATTTTCCATTGCCACTGGGATACGTCTACCGTCTGGCAGCGGCACGTATGCTTCTGGCATTCTACCCTCACCGAATAGAGCCAGCTGGGGGCTGTTAGCAATACCGCCGGACGCATAAGTTTTAAGTGCTACTGGACCACGGCTAGTCATAATACCACCGTCAGCAAAGCTAACCCCAAACATGTTGCCTAGCCCAGCTGTCATTGCTTTGACAATTGGGGTAATTACCATAATCTGGAATAGTTGATTGGCTATCTGTCTAAGCACGTTTGAAGCGATATCTCGAAGCGCTGCACCCCAGTCGTCAGTTTTGCTTAGCAGCAAGTCAAACACGTCTGTAAGCCCATCCCCAATTGAACTGGCGATCGATTCGGCTATTTGAAGATTCCGTTCCCGTCTTTCCGTAAGTTGTTGGTTCCGCTTCTCCGCGTCTGCAATTTTCTGGTTGTGTTGGTCGATTTTACCGTTAACGGTATTCCATTGGTTTATATACAATTCCAGTGTTTTTATAGTTTCAGTTAGAGTGGCGATCGCATCTTTAT